TTGATTTTGATTCGAATATAATATTGGCAGTACATCAATAAATACTACCTAAGGAATTTTAGATATGAAAAAATGCAAAAAATGCGAAAACATAATACCTACAAGAATATATTTGGAAGGTCAACTAAAAACAATGAATAATCGATTGTATTGTTTTGAATGCTCTCCTTTCAAACAACATAATACAAAACAATTGAATTTAACAGAAGAAAAACCAGTAATGAACACTTGTCGTATTTGTGAAAAAGATTATCCAGGAGGGCATCAACAGCATAAAAGTATTTGCAATACTTGTCGGACAACTCGATCAAGACAAAATAAAAAACTTAAAGCAGTTGAATATATGGGTGGTAAATGTATAGTTTGTAATTATGACAAATGTATTTCTGCACTGCACTTTCATCACATAGAACCACACGAAAAAGAATTTGGTTTTTCCAGCAATATGACCAAGCCATTTGAAGTTTTACAAATTGAACTTAATAAATGTATTATAGTTTGTTCTAATTGTCATTCTGAAATTCACGCAGGTTTCTTAGAATTAGATGAATATGTTTCTCTTCAAAATGAAATCAGAAAAACTTATATTCCAGAAATAAAGCCAGTAGTGAGTTATGCACCTGTCATAAAAATATCCAAAAGACCTGATAAAGAAGTTTTAGAAAAATTAGTTTGGGAAATGTCTTGCGTAAAAATTGGAGAAATGCTAGGTGTTAGTGACAATGCGGTGAATAAATGGTGTAAACTTTACGGTATTAAAAAACCAGGCCGAGGAGATTGGGAAAAAATAAAATTTGGAAAACTTGAAGTTCCAAAACAATAAGGTATAATCTAAACATATGGCCCGTTAGTCGAGTGGTTTAAGATGCCTCACTTTCACTGAGGAGACCAGGAGTTCAATCCTCCTACGGGCTATTTTGTGGTATAATTAGAATATATTCTCTGGTGGTGTAACGGTAGCACAGAGGTTTTTGGTGCCTTTAGTTGAAGTTCGAATCTTTACCGGAGAATTTACCAGCACTATTAGTTTAGGGGTAAAACATCACACTTGTAATGTGATTTCAGGCGTTCGATTCGTCTATAGTGCTCCTTTCCCTTTTTTGTGATATAATAAAGTTATGAACGAAACAATTTTAATTTCAATTTTATTTGCTTTAGTGGCAATAATTTTCGTCTTGATATTTGTCGTAATTTTTCAGATTAAAAAAATCTCTAAGTCTTACGATAATAATTTTGAGTCTTTGAATAAGAAGACAGCTAAATTGGTGGAGTAGAGATGAATATTCAATTAGCCACTTGGATTAACTGCGCCATTGTTGTTACGTCTTCTATGGCAATTACTCTTTATATCAATTATCGTTTAGGTCGTCTTATTAAGATGCTTGACGCTATGATTACAGATAGACCGTAAATTTAAGTATAATATAGATATGAAAATTAGTGATTATACTTTTGAGGAATACTTCTCCCGATCTAACTTGATTAATTATTTGATTGGGTTATATGGATACACTTCTTATTTAGAGATTGGTGTAGACTGTGGTAGTAATTTTGAGCGAGTCCATTGTGCTTACAAGGTTGGTGTAGATCCTGCTAACAAGTATGAGAAGTTGACTTACAATATTACTTCTGATGAATTTTTTGCTCAGAATGATGAAAAATTTGACATTGTTTTTATTGATGGTTTGCATGTATCAGATCAAGTTATTAAGGATATCCAAAACAGCTTAAATGTTTTAAATCCTCTTGGCACTATTATTATGCACGATTGTTTGCCAAATTCTGAAGCTGCTCAATTAAGAGAAAGATTGGGTGATCATTGGAATGGTGATGTTTGGAAGGCATTTGCTCATTATCGTAAGAATCCTGATCTTGTTATGTTTACTATAAATACTGACCAAGGTTTAGGATTCATAAAAAAAGGCAATCAAGTTGTCTTTGATGTTCCTGAAAAGTTAGATTATTCTTTTTATGTGAAAAATGCTAATGAATTGATGAATGTTGTAAATGTTTCAAATTCATTAAATGCTATAGTAAAATTACATCAAAACGGTTTTTAAACTATTTGATTTTATTTTAAACCCATCGAAATCGATGGGTTTAAAAATTTAAGGTAAAATAAATTATGACTGAACGTGAGTGGGTTGAGAAGATAAAAAAAGAATGTGTCTTGAATGTTGGTAATTTTGATACTAGATATGCAATTCAATTAGTTGGGAGAAATGGTAGTAAGATTGGTATTGTTTCTCTCAATAAGCAGTTTATGAGTGTTGATATTATTGACAAGCAGAAATATGAGCAGTTTTATGACCGTTTTTATTCTAGAAATAATAAGGAAGCTCGTGTTCCTTTAGTTATTGATTATCACATCCAGCATAGTATAGGTAATGGTGGATTTAAGGAATTGTGGGATTTTTATTATAAGAAAGTAAAGTCTAGGGTAAAATAAATTATAGGAGAATTGTTATGGATGCAACTACGCAAATTTTGACTTGGGTTCTTATTCTACTTATTGCTTATGGTTGTGGTGTTTGGGCTAGTAGAAAAGGTTATAATTTTTGGGCTTGGTTTTTTGGTGGAAGTTTGTTAGGAGCTATTGCTCTTATTTTTATGCCTAATGTAAATGACTTAGAAGAAGAAAAACGAGCAAAGCAAATCAACACTGGTAATACAGCTGGAATTATATTGGCTGTAGCATCATTTGTTTGGGGATTTGCTCAAGGGTTTTATGGCTCTAAATAATGATGGACCATAAAGAACAAATTATCACTAATGGATATACAATAATTGATGATGTGTTGCCGTTAGATTTAGCCTTATCAATCAATGAAGCATACAAGTTAAACACTCATTGGGAAATAATGGATCAAGTAAGACCTGATCATTATGGGCACGTTTTCAAGAGTGATAATCCTAATTTGCCTCAAGAGGGTGAAATTTACACAGCTAAATTTAAACGTTCTGATGTTTTGAGAAATTCAGAAATTGTAAATAAAGCCTTTCAAGATTATTTTGTTCCTATTTTAAAAGATTTATCTCCATTTCCTGTTGATGAATTTGATATCAGATGTTATAAGTTAGATGCTGGAGATCATTACAGAACTCACTATGATGGTTATGCTGGTAAAATCAACATCATTTATTATGTGAATGATGCTTGGAGATGGGATTGGGGAGGTATTTTAAATGTATTATCTTCTGATGATCCTGATTATTGTTATCCTATTTTCCCAAAATTCAATAGGGTAGTGTTGTTAAATAATCAAAGTTTTTCTGCTCCACACTTTGTTAGTTCAGTGGAGAGTTATTCAGCTAATCCAAGATATAGCATAGTATCTTTTAATAAATAAAAAAATGGGAGAATATTCTCCCATTTTTTAGTCTTCAAATTGTTGATCATACCCGTCTTCATTAGGTAAAAGAATATTTAAATCTTTTTCTGCTGAGAAATGACAATATGATAAATCTGAATGAGCGATTAGTAATTTCATAAAAGTTTGATATAGCGTTGAGTCTGTGCTATATGGTGTGAAATACTGTAAAACTTTATCATAATTGACAAGAATGAACGGTTTGTCATTCAAGCTAACAATATAAAATCTATTTAAATTTGTTTCTATAAAATGTCCTTGTAAACCAGGGACATTTTTCTTTAACATTTCCCAATCAGCTCCAATATTGTTATGAATTTGAAAGATTTTTCTGCCATAATCTTTTAGGTTAAATATATCTTCAATAGGGAATGAGGTTTTTTTGGATAAATCATAGATATCAATTATTTTCATCTTACTTAAATTATACCTAAAACGTGGTATAGTATTCCTATGAAGCAAACTATCACAATAATTGACGAGAACTTTGAAGAGAAAAGCCTTGAGTTGACTTATGCTCAATTAAAAGAACTTAATCGTTGGTTAAATATTTACTTAAACACTGGCAAAACAATTGAATATAAATTGGATAAAACTACTAAAAAAATTATGGATGTAAGGCTTGCAAGGATGTAAGTTGTGGTATAATTTGTTTGTAAGCAATTTGCACCAGTAACTCAGGTGGATTAGAGTAGCAGGTTTCTACCCTGTTTGTCGGGGGTTCGAGTCCCTCCTGGTGTATCAGAAAAATCTCCCAAAAATATGGGGGATTTTTCTATTTTTCAAACAACAATTAAATTCAATGGTGCAGAATTAATTTTAGAAGCTCATAAAAAAGCTCCCTACTGGGAGCTTTTTTATTTAGAATGAAATGTGTTTACAGCCAGATTGTTCAAGGTATTTGATATATTCTAAACCGTCAAATCCTCTTTGTTGTCCTTCCCAAATAGTTTTTTCTACAAGGGTTTTTTTCCATTTTTTATAATTTGGACAATCCCAATCAAACCAATCATTTTCAAGAAGTTTAAAATTCATTATAGTTTCTTGAACAGAAGATGAGAATGGAAAAACAAAAAATCTAAAATTTGGATCATAATTTTGGCTTTTTGTATTAAAATATAATTTATTTCCTAAAGCTGCTTGAGCTGTATCTAAATGATTGAACATTTCTTCACTTGCAAAAATGAAATACCAAAGAGCTTCACAAGTTAATCCAAAGTAACTTCCCTTAAGCCTTTCTGTTCTTTTTTTGAAAATTTCTTCTTTAGACAATCCATTTAAATAAGGGTGATATTTTGTTATGTCTGAATAGAACCAATTAGGCTTTTCTTGTTTTTCAAAAGCTTCATAAAGTGCTTCGTCATCATGAAGTTTGATCATATTTTCATAAAATGATTTTGGCTTTTCTCTTATTTTTTCTCTTGATACAAAAAATATAACGCCTGGATAACACATAAACAATGATTTTGGAATGTTGTAAAGATTATGTAATTTAAATCCAAGAATTTCTAAAAGTAAACCACATGGATGGCACATTACCCAGTCAGTAGTGTATTGATTATATAATGATCTAGCATAAGCAAAAGAGCCAAAACCAGATTTAAGTGTTGATTCAAAAGCTAATAATGGTTCATGCACATGATCATCAGGTATAGCTTGTGTGAAAATTGTGTATTCTGGAAGATTGTCGTAATTATCTACAATCCATGTGTTATAGATCCATTCAATTCCTTGTTTATTGGAGATTAAAACATCACCTGGTTCAGGATTACCACCAACATGGTACACAGTTTTAGGATGATTTAATTTATTAATAAATACATCTCTGTCTTCCTTACAATGTACAATCACAAAATGTTTTTCTTGCATATTTGACCTCAAAAGAATTATACGCAGAATAAATAGAATATTACTTTGGAGGATATTCTTATGAGGTTTAAATTATCACCAATGGAGTTGATAATTTGTTTAATGGTGATTTTAACACTATTAGCAATTTTCATTCCAATTTTTTATTTAGCTTGGTCAACTTTTTAATTATCAACAATAGAATAAGAAATGCAAGTGGTGGGAGAACCGAATCCTTGCAAATATCTCACCTTAACTGATTCAACATATCTACTTGTATCATCGGGTATTATTTCTGCTCTTACAAGTAGATCAACAATAGGTTTTATAATATTATCTGGATCGCTTCTCATTTTCCATTGAGTATTAGCAAGAATAAGAATTTCTATTTCTATTGGATAATTTATTGCTGGTAATAAATTATCTTTAATAATTAGAATATTCTTTTCTATCCAATCATTATATTTTTTGCTTTTCACCATTTTTCCACGAGCAACAGGAGCATACATCTTATTTGCGGAAAATGGTTCTTGGATAGTACAAGATTTTTTAAGCATATAAGATTTGTACAGGTGGAAAGAGCTTGGAAAGAAAAAAATATTATTATGTGGTATAAATTAGCTCAACAATTACAACTTCCTGGATTAGATGTAGAAAAATCTGCGCCTAAAAAAGAAGAAAAATTAGATTTAAAAGAAAAATCTCCAGAATTATTAGAAACTCAAAAAGAACCTAGAAGTTTATTTTTTAACGATTGGGCTAAAGATCATTATGTACCAGAAAGACCTGTCTATCATGGGACTACACACGAATTTGATAGATTTGATATAAACAAAGGTGTCTCATCTAATGCTTTCGGTCAAGGATTTTATTTTACTAATGATGAGCAAGATGCCAATCAAAATTACACTGGTTCTGGGATTGATCAAAAATTAAAAATTACAGATCTACAATATGGATTGATTGACGAAGATGATAATGACCCTTATTATCTATGGAACTTGTATGGTCATGATCCAAGATATCGCCCTTATTTTAACGAAGATGGCACTGTTGCTAGCCTTCAATACTTAGTAGAAAAAATTGCAAAAGATATTGTTTTGGGTTCCAATAAGGCAAGAGTCATTCCAGCTCACGTTAGGATGAAAAATCCTTTACACTTAACATCTGAAGACGATACTGAACATCCAGAAAAAACTTTTCTTGATGACACAAATGAGACATTAGAGTTTTTGGATGAAAACGATATTGATGAGTCTGACAATAATTCTTATAAGACAGTTATTCTAAAACTTTACAATATTTTA